GGCGTGCTGCTGTTTCCCGGCACCGAGGGAGTTGAGGCCCTCAAGCGTCGCAGCGTGGACGAGATGCACGGGCTGTGGAAAGCGGCGCTCAAGCACAACGCACTGACCGAGGAGGAGATCACGAAGCTAGCGGGGGAATGAACGCCAGGCCGAGCTTGCGGTTTAAGTTCGACCTGGCCTCGCACCTCAAGAAAACGGTGGCGGAAATTGACGCGATGGACTCCCGCGAGTTCTCGCAATGGATTGCTTACAGCCGCTGGTTTCGACCGCTCGACAATCCTTGGACGCAAACGGGGTGGCTGGCGTGGGCGGCCTTGGCACCGCACTGCAAGAAGCCACCAGAGCCGGCCGACTTTATTCCCGTGGAAGGCAACGCACCGCAGCACCCGACGCAGATCGCAGAAACACTCAAACGAATGGCGGCCGACCTGGCCCAGAAATGACCGATGGCATCGAGACTTGGCATAGCGTTTCAGTTGTCGGCGTCTGCCACGGGCATGGCCCAGGGCATCAACGCCGGCGTGGTCGAGCTGCAGAAGCTCGGGTATGCGGCGAAGCAAACGGCGCGTGACGTTTCGACGCTCAAGACGATTGAGATTTCTCGGGCGTTTATCAGCGGCATCTCGTCGATCGCCAACACCTTTTCGGCGTTTACGAGCGGTGCGGCAAATAGCATCGACGCCACGGTCAAGTTGTCGCGAAGCCTGGGCGTGTCATTCCAAGAACTGCGGAACCTGCAGGTCGCCGCCGATCTGTCTGGTGCCTCGAGCGAGGCTCTGGCCAAAGCTTTCACGCGGGCCCAGGTGACGATCGCGCGGGCCGGCGCTGGCAGCAAGGAAGCTCGCGCCGCTCTCGCTGGGCTGGGCCTGAGCGTGCAGGACTTGGCCACGCAGACGAGCGTCCAGCAGTTCTCGTCTATTGCCTCTGCGATCACGGCCATTCAGAACCCGGCGCAGCGTGCAGCTGCTGCGGTTGCCATCTTTGGGGGAGCGGGTGCCGAGCTCCTGCCGACGTTCCGCGAGTTGCCGGACAACTTGCAACGGGCGCAGGAATTCTTCGGCGGATTCTCAAGGACGCTTAACGACACCGACGCCAGCAAGGTCAAGGAAATTAACGATGCCTTTGGTCTGGCGTCTGAATCGCTCCGCGAGCTCGCCGGCCGGCTGTTGGTCGAGCTCAATCCCGCACTGACTCGGGGCGCTCAAGAGTTCGTCAAATTTGTGCAAAGCATCAACGTACCGGACGCGGCCCGGAACGTCGAAAGCCTGCTGTCCGACCTTGCGGTCACGCTGTCGGCAGTGGCTAAGGCTGCGGTGCCGCTGGCTTCAAACCTGCTGCCGTCCATCGGCGCTGGATTGGCGTTCATCAACAGGCAGGCCATCGGCTCTGCAATTACAACGCTGGCGGGTGCGTTTGTTGCATCGGCAAAGGCCGCGTTTGGCTACTCGGCTGCGGTAGGCACGGCGGCAGCCGCAACGGTAGGCCTCGGGGCTGCCATCCGAAGCACGCTGATTTCCACCGGCATCGGTGCTTTGGTCGTTGGACTTGGACTTGCTGCCGGGGCGTTGGCGGAGTGGGCGCTCGCGGCAGACTCAAGCAGCGTTGACGTAAGTGTTGCCGTCGAAGATGCCAACAAGGCGATGCGGCAGTTTGCAGTGGACACAGACGCCGCCGGCGTTGCCGCTTTCAACCTCGGCGAGAACGTCAAGAAAGCCCTAGCTGTCCCTGCCAGCATCAGCATCCGCGAGTTCGCCGAAGGCTCGCTCAACGAGGCTCGTGGTGCCATCGTGGCTCTGGCCAAGGATCTCGGCGGCTTGGACCAAGTGCCGACCAAGATTCTCGACCAGTTCAACCAAATTAAGACGTTCGCCGAGGGTCTGTCGCCTGACGCCATTGACTGGTATCAGAACCTGCAGAAGGTGGACGTGCAGGCCAGGGGCCTCGCGGAAACGCTCCGCAAGCTGGCGGAAGGCCGCAAGCGCGACGCCGACGCAGCCAAGGCTGCAGCCGACGCATCGAGCAAACTTGCAGAAGAGACGCGCAAGCGCGTGGCCGAGCTGTCCACGCAAGGACTGAGCGGCGCTGAGCAAGCACGGCTGAAGGCCGACAACGACCGGCTGGCGATCCTCGATGAAGAACGGAACGCCAGAGCGGCGTTGGCACAGGCCGAACGGCAGTTCGACATCGCCGGAATCCTGGCCGCAGAAGAGCGATTGCGGCTGGCCCAGGCGGCTCGCCAAACCGTGCAGCAGCAGGCCCGCGACCAGAGGTTGCAAGAGCTTGGCGTCGATCAAAAAATCCTTAAGCCGGCCGCGTCTGTAGCCGACCAGTTCAAGGCCGTGCGGCAAGCGTTCAACGAAAAGCTGATTGACGGCGGCGAGGCTCGCGAAGCGTTGCGGAATCTGGCTGCGGAAGGAATCGAGATCCGCCGCAACATCGACGCCGAGCTGCGACGCCCTGCAAACCGTGCCCTGGAGGTGAGCGACATTCGCTCGCAGCAAGGCATCGCCCAGTTCCTCGGGCTGGCCACGGGCCGCGAAGATCCTGCGATTGCTCAACAGCGAGAGCAGCTGGCGAAGCTTGAAGAAATTCGCCGGGCTCTCATTGCCATTGGCGCGAACCCCGTAGACATCTTGGGGGCGTAGCCGTGGCAGTCACCTCATTCCGCGAAGTCATCCCGCGAACGTTCACGCATCGCTTCGGCGAGGCACCAACGGCTGAGCGCAAGTTCGTAGCCACCGTGGACGAAGCCACGCCTACGCAGCAGGTGCTCAACGCCATCGGCATTTTCCATGGCAGCAATCACCCGGAATACCCGTACCTGCGATGCCTTAACGGTTCTTTCAGCGAGCCGGATAGGTTTCACGTCGAGGCCACGTTCTCGTACGAGTTGCCGGCAGTTGGCAGTGCAGAGCTAGATCCGAACCCACTGGCACGCCCGGATGTGTGGAGTTTCTCGACCGGTGGCGCTCAGGTGCCAGCGTTGACGTACTACCACGGCAACGGCAATGGCACCCTGCGGCCCCTGGTCAACGCGGCTCACGATTTCTTCGAGGGCCTCACCACGCTCGAGGCCGAGGTGCGTGCCACGATTGCTTGGAACCGTGCTGCTTTTCCAGCAGACGTAGCGGCAGCCGTGACAAACGGCATCAATGCGTCTAGCTACTTGTGGGGACCGAAACATACGTGGCAGTGCGCCGGCATTTCGGCCAGCAAGCAATATGAAGTTGTGAACGGCATTGAGATTGGGTACTGGAGCGGCACGACGGAGCTCGTCTACAGGGCTAGCGGCTGGAACTTGCTGCTGCCGCATGTCGGCTTTAACTGCCTAGACGGCACCGACAAAGTGGAATGCCTTGTGAAAGGCAAGGAGGCAGGCGACGCAGACGTGGCTGCGTCTACTCCTCAAGCGTTGAACGAAGACGGCACGCAGAAATTCCCTCCAGGCGTTCCGCAGGGCGTGCCAGACATTTTGGTTCGCCGAGTATTTCCTGAGATCAATTTTGCGCCGTACTTTGGTTTCCCGCCCGCATAAGGACTAGGCAATGCCCGACATCAACTACTCGATCAACGGCCAGGTCACGAAGGGCGCTCTGTCGCAGTCCTTCGCCGCGTCTGGCGTCACCGCCGACATGGCCACGGCTGGCGTCCTGAGCGTGACGCTGAACCTTGGCACGGCCACGACGCAAGTCTCGACTGCCACACTGGGCTCGCTCGGCGTGTGCTTTGCCAGGTCGCTGGCGACGACGACGACACACACCGTGTCGTTCGGCCGGCTCGACGGCACGGCGCTCTACGAGACGGTGCGGCTCAAGGCCGGCGAGGCTGCCGTGCTGCGGCTCGCAGCTGGCGACTACGCAGCCAAGGCCGCCGTGGCGAATACACGCCTGGTGCTGACCGTCTACGAGGATTGACCGTGGCCGGAGCCAAACGCCCAGACGGCAAGGCGGCCAAGACGGAGCGTGTCACGTTCACGCGGCCGGCGGCTGACCGTATCGCCAAGGTGGTGCGGATCGTGGAGGCCGGAAACCGTGGTGCAGAGGGGCTGACGTTCACGCCGAGGATGACGGGCGGCGGCGGCATCAAGTTTCGGATCTGCACGTTTACCGCCACCTCGACCTGGACAAAGGGCGGCGACAAAGTCGTGTCGTTCAAGTACCAAACCACGACGCCGAACACCGTGACCGCAACCAACCTGTTTGCCGATGTAAGCACCGCCTCGGGCGGCGTTAACTGTGCCATTGCCAAGGAAGGCACGGCGTGGTTTCTGATCGCGGCCGAGTGCCTCACGCAAGCGCCAGAAGAATGATCGACGACCCGCTCGCTCTCGCCGTGCAGATGATCGCCGTCCTGGCGGCCGGCATGTACCCGATCGGTTTCCTCTTTGGCACATGCTCGGACTGCTGCTGCCCGGCGTGCAGTCGGTGCAGCCATCATGCGGAAGGCGACGCCCTCGAAGACCTTGATTTTGCAACAGCGACAACGCTGCAAAATCTTTCCATCACGCTAACGGTTAGCGATGGAGAAATTGAGCAGACACACACGGCCACTTTGGCCCAAAGCAACGAAAGCATAGGCCATGCGTTTCCATTCACGTTTATCGACAATGGAAACGAATACACAGTTGACGTGCGTTTTCTGATTCAACAGGTGTTTCTTGCGGGAAAGTATAACTCTTGTGGGTGCGCAATTGAGTCAACTATTTCGCTTGAATTAGAAGCGGAATTTTTTATTGACGATGCTTTTATGGATGTGGCAAACGGCAACGACCCGGAAAAAATGCTACAGTTTGTCGTTGGCGAGACTTGCGACCAGTCGACCGCGTCGTTGATTGCGGACCTAGAGTGGACTTTTGTAGACAGCGCTTTTTCGCCAGAAGTTGAGGAAGCGTTTGTTTCATTTCTCGAATCGCTCACGTTTTCTGGCAGCGTCAGTTTTGACCCTTGCGAGTGCGGCGCGTGCTGCGAGGAAGGCGGCGACGGCGTCATCTGTTCGGACAACGTCGCCGAGATTGCCTGCGGAGACGACTGGCAGGGCGTGGACACGCTCTGCGAGGACGTGACGTGCGGCGGCACCTGTTGCGATGCTGCAACGGGGAATTGCACCTACACGACCGAAGCCCAGTGCGCCGGCACATGGACGGCCGGCGGCGAGTGCGATCCCAACCCATGCCCGCAGCCGCCCGAGGGCGCGTGCTGCGATGCCGCTACCGGCGACTGCTCGCAGACCATCGAGGTCAACTGCCCGGGCGAATGGAGCGAGGGCGTCGAGTGCGACCCGAACCCGTGCCCGCAACCGCCGACGGGAGCCTGCTGCCAGGACGGCAACTGCACGGAGACGACCCAGGCGGACTGTGCTGGTGCATGGCTGGAGGGCGTGGACTGCGATCCGAATCCATGCACACTTGGCGCGTGCTGCGACCCGTTTGGCGGTTGCGCTGAAAACGTCAGGCAGGATGAGTGCAACGCATATTCGCAGTGGATTTCCGGCCAGACGTGCGAGGAATCAGATTGCCCGCCTGCCGGAACTTGTTGCGAATACATCGACGGCGTCTTCGATTTGTCTAACAACTTCACGGAGTACGCCTGCGACCAGACTCAAGCCCTCTTAGGAATCGACACCGTGTGGCAACCAGGAGAGGACGGAGAATGTCCACCGACCAACCCGTAGCGCTACTCCGTCTGCGAACCACGGCCGTCGCGGTCCGCGAGCAACGCCAGCCGGGCTACGCCGCTGCGATCAAGGCCGTGTCCGCGAGCCACGACGAGTCCCACTATTACCTTACCCGCGAGCAGTTCATCGCGGTCGAGAAACAATTCCCGCAGCCGAGGACGACGCGGCCGGCACCACGCCGCAAGCGGTTTGCCCTTGGTGACGCTGTCGAGCGGACGCTGTCGGCCGTCGGGATCACAAAAGAGCTCGTGCAAAAGATCACGCGCAAGCCCTGCGGCTGCCCGGCCCGACAGAAATGGTTGAACCAGTGGGGCTACAAGCAGCAGGAGCGGATCGAGCAGGCCGTGAACAAAGCCGCCAAGTGGTACGGCATCACTTGACACGCCGGCCACGATGACGGGCGAAAGGGAAGCCCGTGCCGCGCGACCACACATTCACGCTCAACGGCGACGAGCGGTGGCTGATTCGCTGGACTGAGCTCACGGGCCAGGCGTACGGGATCACGTACACGCAGAAGGCCAAGCATCCCCGCATCGTCCTGCACGACGGGATGAGGGGCAAGCACAGGCTGACGGTGCTCATCCACGAGTTGCTGCACGCGATCTTTCCCCAGGCCAGCGAGGAAGTGATCGAGCAGGCCGGGAAGGATTTGGCCCGGGTGCTGTGGACGCTCTACGACGTGACGCCGAAGGAGGAGTGATGGCGAAAGGAAACATGCTCGCCGAAATTGATGTTGCCGTGGCAGCTGCCATGGCCGAACGTCGGTTGACGTGGTTCGACCGACTGCCAACTGAAGCAATGGACACGCTTCTAGCGGCCCGCGAGAAATTCCACGCCGGCGGGTATGGCACGACGAAGCGGCTGACTCTGGCCCGCATCCTAATTGAGTATTGCGAGACACGCGGATGGCGTTCGTGCGACCACAAGAGGATGGGCGAATGGCTGGCAAAGCGAAACTGAACGAGATCGACACTGCCGTGGCCGACGCCGCACAGCTGGCCGCCGACGCCGAGTTGGCGCGGCTGCGGTCGGAACTCGCCACGCTGCGAGGCCGGTACAAGCTCGCCCTCACGCACATCGACCGCGAGCGAGGCCGCGCCGATGCGATGGCTTCGCTGCAGGGCGTGAAGGGCGTATCTCCGCACAGGGGCAGCAAGCCTAGGAGGCGTGTGCGGCACGACGCCACGGCGATCCTCATGCTCTCCGACGTTCATTGTGAGGAACGGGTGCTGCCCGAGACGGTCAACGGCGAGAACGACTACTCACTTGACGTATGCCAATTGCGGATCGCCGAACTGGAGGAGCGGTTCCTTGACTGCCTCGCCCACGAACGCAACCAAGCCGACATTCGCCGCGTGCTCGTCTGGTTGGGCGGCGACTTTATCACCGGCCACATTCACCCGGACTGCGTCGAGGTGGCCCAGCTGTCGCCGATGAACGCTACCCGCTGGATCGCCGAGCGGCTTCGCGGGCTCATCGACAACGTGGCCCAGCACGCCGACGAGGTGATCGTCTGCACAAACGCCGGCAACCACGGGCGCAGCAACGAGGGCAAGCCCCGGATCGCCACCGAGATGGACCACTCGTGGGAGCAGTTGATGTATTTCACGCTCGCCCGCGAGGAGCGAAACAAGAACGTGCGGTGGCAGATTGCCGAGGGGCATCTCGGCTACGTGGACCTCGACGGGTTCCTCGTTCGCACGACGCACGGCCACTCGATTCGGTTCGCCGGCGGCGTCTACGGTCTGGCCCTGCCGGCGAGCAAAGCAATCGCCCGGTGGGACGCGGGACGCCGCGCGGACCTAACGATCTTTGGCCACTACCACTCGTGGGGCTGGCTGCGTGGTGCGAGGTACGTCGCCAACGGCAGCGTGATTGGACACAGCCCATACGCTGAGCGGGTTGCTTCACCGGAAAGGCCGTGTCAGGGAATGGCAATCGTTGATCATGGCCGCAACGAGGTGACGCGGGCGTATCCATTGTTCTGCGACCGAGACTTGAGAAAGGCGACACCATGACGACGACCACGCTGCAGCAAGCCAACGACGTACTGCGATCCGCAGTGCGATCAAGGCTGGACGCCACGCCGGCCGACGATCCGAAGATGGTGGGGTACAAGCTCGACCAGGGTGACCCGGACCCGGGTGAGACGTACGCCGAGTGGGAGCCGCCTGGGTTTGCGGCGACTCGTGCCGAGCAGGCTCTGCACGGTGCTATCGCTGCCGTGCGTGACCGGCACGGGAAGTACGGGCCACCTACCGAACACTTCGCCCGCACGGCGGCTCTGGTCAACGCCGCCTTCAACACGTCGTTCACGGCGGCCGACTGGGCGCTCGTGATGGTGTTGGACAAGATCGCCCGGCAGCGCGGCCCCGGTGCCACCGACGATGCGGCCATCGACATCGCGGGCTACGCCGCCTGCCACCAAGAGTGTCGGCAGAGCCAATGATCCGGGCCATGCGTTGAGCGTGCTGGCAGGGTCATCCTTTCCCCTGCCGGCCGCTCCGCATGTGCCGGGTCACGCTGCCGGCCCGTCGAGATCCAGCGGAGGCAGGTAGTCGAGGGCCGACTTCGGGCTCGTGATCCTGGGATCTAGGTAGTGCTGCCTCGTCATCTCCGGGCTGGCATGCCCTAGGTGCTCGGTCGCATCGCCGCCGCCGAGGGCGACGTATGAGGCCGACGCTTTTCGCATCTTGTGAAAGCCCGTGCCACGAACGCCAGCCCGTTTGCAGAGCAACTTTAAGCTGGGCCAGAGCGAATGGTGGGCCCGGTCCCATCTCCAAACCAACGCATCCGGCTCGCCGGCAAACCGGCGCAGCATGTCTGCCAGGTCCGGCGTGATCGCTCGCTGGATGTCGGCTGACCGGCCCTTTCTCGTCTCAGCCCGGAACAGCAGCTGCCGGTTGTCGAGGTCCACGTCTTGCCACCGGAGCTCGAGCAGGGCACCGATCCGTTCTCCTGAGCACCACGCTGCGTAGAGCAGCGTCGGCCACCACCAGGCCGCCGGTTTGCCGTCAATGTGCCCGATGCGGTTCCGGGCGGTGCGAATGAGCCTGGCGACCTCGTCGGCGGTATACGCCTGAGGGGCGTGCCGAATCTTCCGGGTGCGTGGCAGCGACAGGAATTCCACGTCGCGCCCATCAGAACGCCTTAAACGCTTCTTAGCGGCCCAGTTGGCCAGGGCCGTGAGTTGGCTCTTGTCTTTGGACACCGAGGCCGCAGACGGCTTCCTGCCGCGTCTGGGCGTGGATGCT